CATACGCCTCCGACAATTCCTTTCTGCCTCCCAGCTGCCCCTCCGTTCTGATGCCGAACAACATCGGCGAGGTGACGTTGTGCGCCACGAAAATCTCTTCTTGTATTTGCTTGTTGAGCAAATCGAACTGCTTATCAAGGTCGCTCGGCGTTAGCGACTGTATGCTCGGCGCGTTTTCCTTGCCTGTCGAAAAGGTCAGCACAAAGCGCCCTGCGTTGTTTGCGCCGCTGAACTTGTTGCGCATTTGACGCTCTATCTCTTGCTTTTCCTCATCGGTTGGGATGCCATCGGCAAAGTTGATCATCTGCCCACCCCAAAACTGATTGCGGATGTTGCTGATGTGAAATTTAGCGATCTCAACGTCGCACTCGATGTAAGCCAGTGCACCCTGGTAGTTCGGCAGTGGGTAGTGCTTGACGCCAGCCGCATAGTGGCGATAGTAGAACAGCTGTTTACCGACGCGGTTATTCGGATCGAACTTGGGCATGCGCTCAACTTCCGCACCTTTCGGATACTGGCGGATCATGCGCTCGTCGTACCAATCAGCGATCAGGAACATCGTATCATCCAGCGACACGCGCACCTTTTCAAACGGCACGTGTTCAATGAAGGCGATGCCGCCACCCCTGTTCCACGTTACCGCAAGCGCAAATCCGTTGAACAGTTCGAGATCTAATACGAACTTTTGCGTCAGGTCGTTGAGGTCATCGTCTTCGTTGACGTCAGCCATGAACGCCTCCGCCTTTGCCTGTTGCGCAACGGTTGTCTTATCCGCATCCACTGCCCAGCCTTTGCCGGCGATGTAGTTGCACTTGCCGTTGACGATTGCGTTGTGCTTGGCGCTTTTCTTGTAGATGTCGAGCAAATAATATGGGTAGTCGTTCATCTCCCCGAAGGTATACAGGTCGTTAGCCTTGCTTTGCAGCATCAAAGGGTAGCGATAGTCCGCCCGTGGGATGAAGCTGAAGTTTAGTTTAGTCATAAGAAACGTAGTCGATCGTGTTTGTTGTACTCGTGAAACTGCCCTCCGTCGTTTCAACCATCGCGAGGCCTGTCTCAAGGACTCGCGGATTCGTCGTCGGTAGCAGGAAGCGACGCATAGCACGCGTATAGCGGTTGGAGGTGTTGCCTTTGCTGTGCGTGCCTTGGTTGCCGTTATTCATATCCACGGTGAACGCCTGCGTCGCTGATGCCTGCGTTGATGACCAATAGGTATGGTTTGCGAAGCTGCCAAGACCATCGCTGGCTAACTCCGTCCACATCATTCCTAACTCCTCCAGGGACGGCAGAAACCAGTCGCTAAAGTTGTTCAGCACAAGCTGATCCGCAAGCCTCGCGGCTATGCCTGCTGTTGCGCAGGCGGCAACAATTGATGCTGTGTTGACAATGCCTTGCCCAATCGCTTCGGGTGTTAGCCCTTCGGGTATCAGCGTCCCTTGACACCCCCATTCTGCGTTGCTCGACTGATCCACTGCCGCCGAGATGTACGCGAATCCGCCATCGGTAAACGTGTATAGTCCGCCTTGCACGAAGTCGCCAGCGGCGTAGGTTGTCGGGTTCTCCGTGACCTCATAGCGATATTGCCCTTTCTCCAAAGCCCCCAAGGTGAAGGCGAATTTGTCGTAGCGACTTTCGTAGGACGACAGGTTGTCAATCGCGTTGAGGTAGATGTCAGTGGCTTCTAGCGTCGCCAAGTTCGTCAGCCGCAAGCGATAGACCGTCGCGCTGTTCGCGCGCTCCGTCCACGTCACCGCTATCGTGTTGCTTTGGCTCGCCTTGAGGTATAGCATGAAGTTCTTTTATTGAAATATCCCTCGCCACGTTTTTGTACAAATTGAACCTGCGTCTAGTGATTTCGTCAATGTCAAATCGCTTCTGCATCTTCGCCGTCAGCCTGTCCGCCATCTCACGCGCCATCGCTGGCTCGTTGATCATAGCCTTCATCGACTTGTACCACTTCTTCGGCTGCTTTTCGTCCACCAGAACGCCATCCCAGCCGTCGGTGATGCAGTCGGCATACATGCAGACGTTGCTGGCGATGATCGCCTTGTTCATCCATGCGGCCTCGGTGACCTTCAACTCCGACTTGAGCCTGTTAAACTTATTGTCGCGAAGCGGCGCAAGCGCAACGTCAATGAAGTTGTAGCCGCCAACGTAGCTGTAAATATCCGCCGCCTGTATGCGTCCGTAGTTGTTGTTCTTGCCCTTATTGCTGAACACCTGCTCATACTGCTGATAAATCGGGTTGCCCTCATTCCACCCGGCAAGGTACAGCATATAGCGACCTTCCAGCGTGTGATCGTCGCAGAGGCGCGACAGTGGCAGTTCTAGCAATGCCACGTCCTCGGTGTGCTGCGCAGCGCCGAAGTAGCCAAAGCGTAGGCGCTCGCTCGTAGTAGGTTGCGGCTTAAACTGGTCGTACAACAGGTGCGGCACGTTCTCGCAGATAGTCACGTTGCGGTTGAGCTTGACGATTTCATCGCGGAGGTACGTCGTAGTCGTGATGACCGCATCCGCAAGCTTGACGTGTTCGGCGACGATTGCAGACATGTTCGTGTCGTGGTAGTGCTTGTAGAAGCTATGCCCTGTCCCCAAGTGCCAATAGTCGTCCATGTCAAGAATGATCTTCGCGCCGTACTGTCGTAGGATGTCAGCGACAGGCTTGACCGCATCCAACGGCCCTGCAATCCAAGTGCGATTATACAGGAATACGTCGATCGTCCGCAGCTCTTCATCGCTCATCGTGCGCACGTCAGCTATGCTCACGAACTCGGCCTCGCTGCCGAACATCTCATGGACGCGGCTTGAAGGCATCTCCAAGCGGTAATAGCTGCACCCTGTCGGATGCTGATTGTAGACGATACATACACGCATACAGCAAATTTAGGGCAAAAAAAAGAACCCTGCGCCACCATTCGCAGGGTTCTCCAACCAACCAAAATGCACGCTAATATACGTTACGAACCGCCAGTGATTTGCGTTCCGCTGGTCAAAGCTGTAATTATTGAAGATGACACCTCGCTGCATGGTAACTCCTCCATGCCCGTAAACGTCATCTCATAGCCATTGCGGTCACCCATAGCCGTTCCTGTTTGCGCTGTGCCAGCGGTAACATCCAATCCATTCGATCGACCCAGCAGCCAGTATTTACCGTTTCTATCGGTGACAATAGCCATAAGCCTATTCAACCCAACCAGTCGCAGTTCATTGCGCACTGCTTGCGTCATGCGGTTAATCGGGAACACCAACTCTTGTGTGTAGAAAATCGTGCCATTCTCCGTTGACGCGTTGACAGTTTCGGTAAACTGCCCAGCGCCCTTCGGTACTTCGTACTTGTAAAATCCTGATGCAGGGAACGTACCAGTGACAACGCCCGACGCATCCACGGCAATAGTGCCAGTGACGCTGTTGAAGGCGATGAGGCGTACCTCCGTGATGCCGCCTACATTGTCGCGGCAGCCTAATTTATATCCAGTTGTTAAGGCGCAAGGCATATCTATATCGTTTAGTTATTGACAAAATAAAAGAAGCGGGGAGGGTTGCCCCTCCCCACGTCATCAGCCTGCAGGTGTAGTCGCGTTCGACGCTTTATACAACACCATCTGCTCCGGGAAGGCGAACTGCACGCCGTACTTGAACGCGGCTTGGAAGCGCACTTGGTCGTTGTCATACGATGCCCAAATGCGGAATTGATCTTCGTCGCTCAACAAGTCCGTGCCGTAGTACAGGTTTTCAAGCGAAGTAGCAACGATCCTGCGCGTGTTGTTCATTCCGTTCACCGCAACGACTTTCAGGTTCGTGCCGGGGAAGAACATCTCACCACCGCCAAGCTGTCCGAGGTCGCCTTGATACAGGTTCAATCCTACCAGCTTATTAGCCAACAAGCGATACACGTCCCATCCGCAAAAGGCAACAAGGTCAGGCCTGCTCACGATCGCGACGGGGATGTTTTGGTAAACGTTCTCAAACGCTGAAACGATAGTCGCGTCGCTAAATGCAGCACCGGCCAAGGATGACACAATAGAGGCTGATGCCGTCGTCTTCTCCATGAGGTGAAGCAATCCTACAGTCTTGTTCAACGTCGCGTCACCGCTTATTGAAGCTGTTGCACCAGTCCATCCAGAAGCACCTGTTGCCGATGTCGACTGCCAAATTGCAGTTTCGATGTTAGCGGCGATCTTCTTCGCCTTCTGCGTTGCGAAAGCCTGCTCGAATGGCACACCTTCATAGTTGCTGCCTTGAGAAAGCTGGGTGGCAAGCCACTTTGTTTCCAACTCGCGAGGGCACAACTCCTCCTGAACTTTCACACGCGCAACGCTGATAACGCGCTGGCTGAATGTTGTAGTTCCGTTGGCTACCCACGCACAAGCGGTGGCAGATTGAAACACGGCGTCGGTGTCCATAAGGTTTAACGCCTCTTGATTTTTTACGCCAACGCGCTTCTGCATCAGCGTCTGCGTTTTCGCGTCGAAAACGGCAGTGGTCAACAACGGGAGCTTGTTCTGCTCAACGTAGTCGGTTAGTCCTCCAATTGAAAATGACATAGTTTATTTTTTAAGGGTTTTTAGGGTTTCATTCAATTCTGCAAGGCGGCTGGCGCGGCTCATCTTCACGGATTCAACAACCGCGTCGCTTGCTCTTTTCTTTGGCGCAGCGGTAGGCATCTGCGCCAACGCTGACAACGCCGTGTCAATAGTGCTGAACCTTGCGGCGTTAGCCTCAACCTCGCCGCCCATCTTCGCCATCATCTCCTCAACCTTTGCAGCCAAGGCAGCGATAGCCGCCTCCATAGCTTGCATCCTCTCTTCGTGCGGATCAGCAGGCATCTCTTCGCCTTCGGGTGTCACTTCAATCTCTACCTCTTGCGCCTCAACAGCTTCAGTTGCCGGTGCTGGTGCAGCGTCGCCGATCTCGACGATCTTGCCGCCCTCGGTGGTCACCACTCCGACCTCTGGGATGCTATGCGCGCCATCAGGTGCAGGCAGCAACCCCTCTTCGGTGACGACGTAGACCAACGTGCCAACGGCTAACTCGCCATCGACGCGGATCATCGTGCCATCCTCTAACTTATAGTCGCTGAACGCCAACGGCGCAGCTGCTGGTGCAGCGGAGAAGCTACGCAGCACGCGGGTTAATTCTGAAATTCGATCTGATAGGTTCATAGTGTTAAATATCGTTTGGTTTGATAGTATGCAAAAAACTCTCAAAGGCTTCGGCAAACTCCGCCATCGCCAGCTCTATCTCCGTGTCCGTTGGCTGCATCCCGAAGTAGCCTTCAATGCTGAACCCGGTGAACTGTTCGCGATCCTCCCACACTTTGTCGTTCTCGACCTTGAAGCTACCAAACCAGCTGCCATCCTTCGCGTCCTCGTAGCCATTCGGTGGGTTGATGCCTCGGTCTCTGTCGATCAGGTAGCTTTCAAACATGTACACGCCATCAATGGCGGTGCTGTGTTCAGCGTTGACGTTGTGCTGATTGCCCTGCTTAAAATACTTCTGCACCATCTTGCGGATCGTTTCCTTCTGGAAGATCACGAAGTATTCGCCCCGCGTTTTGTCGCGGCGTATGATCGGCGTGTCTGCCAGCATCAACGGCCCTGTCAATACGCGCTTTTCCCCTGTTTCGGTAAATCGCATCTTCTCTTTGCTAAAGGCCTGAAATGGCCGCTCAATCGCAGGGGATTCAACGAGGGCGACGTAGCTGACGCCTTCGTCAACTTCGTCAATGGTCATCAGGTATACTGGTAGTTCCATAGCGTTAAATATCATCAGTTCCCCAACTGTGCAAATTGCCGAATGGTGCGCAGCCTGTTTTGTATCCCACTCACGTCGGACTCTACGACGTAGGCGCGTAGTGGCTGGCCTTGTGGCTGCCCGGTGTTCGAGTTGATCAACTGGCTATTCGGGTTCAGCGCGTTGCCCTGTGGCGCTGCCATGCCTCCGCCTCCCCCTGTGCCAGCTGTGCCGCCTCCGCCTCCGCCTCCGCCTCCGCCAGTGATGCTGCTGACCTGCCCGATGCTCGTGGCTGCAATAGCCGCGATGCGCAGGCCAGCGTTAATCTTCGCCATCGTGCTAAGGCTTAATGCCTGCGTCACGCCAGCAGCACCAGCCGTCAAAGCGTTAGCAGGGTTCAGCGCTGCGTTGGCGTTGATGCCTGCCAGTTCCTTCTGCAAGTTTATAACAACTTGCGCTATTGCCATGCCTTTCTCCAACGCCAGCGCCGCCAACATGACGGCTTTGCTCTTGCCCCCGAGCGATCGCATAATCTCAACCACGCTACTCGACGCGGCGTTGTAGAACTGAACACGCGCATCATTGTACTCCTTCTCACGCTGCAAGTCCTCTTGCCGCAGCTTTTCGCGCTCTGCGTATAGCTCATCTTCAATTTGTATTTGATAGTCCAGCTGCGCCCTCTGCGCATCTAACTCCGCCTGATCCGCTGCATCTTGCTGCTCTTGAATCTTGGCCGTACGTTCAGCGCGCAGTTGCGCCAGCAATAGGTTAGTGGCTTCCTCGTTGCCCTTGACCTTAGCGAGGCGCTCCTCATAGCTGGCGTCAATCTGCTCCAACTCGCGCTCGTTGGCAGATAGGCTGTTTTCTAACAACACCTGCCTGCTATTGGCAATGATGCCGTCAATTTCCTTCTGCTTCGCGGCTGCAGCTTCCCTCTCCTGCTCTTGTTTTCTCTTGCGCTCTTCGGCGGCCTTGTCGCGCTCTTGCTGTTTCTTGTCCGCCTCTTTTGCGGCGGCGTCCTGCTTGTCTAACTCCACCTTCTTCAGATAGCTTTCATACTGCGCCCGCAAGACGTTATGCTGATGCCGCGCCTCTGCCATCTCCTCCTCGTTTTTCGCATTCTGCAGCCGCTTCCTGCTGATGTCGAACTCCATCGCAAAGACCTCCGCCTCGGTAGCGCCGCGCTCCTTGGCGATTTCAGCGGCACGCTCCATCGACTTAATCTGCTCGTCAAGGTTCTCTTTGACTTTAATCCCCAGAAATCCCTTGACCGCCGCCGTCAGTTTGTCGAAGTTGGCAATCAGCAAGCCAATGGCTACCACCGCCGCGCCGATGCCTGTTGCTATGAGCGCCAAGCGAAACGCCTTCATCGCCCCTGTGCTGGTGCCGACTGCCAACGCATAGGCACGCTGCGCCGCCGCGTTCAGGTTGACCATCAACGCGGAGTCCTTGTTCAAAGCATTGGCAACAGCCGTTGCACCATTCACCAACGCCAACGCCGCCTGTACTTTCATCATTGCCCTCTGCACGTCCTCACTCTCTTCGCCGAACAGTGCCGCTGCACCCTGGGCAACAGTAAAGCCGCCTGCAATGCCTTGAATCGCAGAGGTGAACGTGTCCAGCGTCCGCGTGTCCGACGCCAACGCCTTGACCTGTGCGCTCGTGTCGCCGATAGCGTCCTTCAGCGATCCTGCCTCGGCAGCCATCCGCCGGAACTGGTCGGTGTTCTTCTGACCTGCCGCTTCGAGGTCAAGCATCTGCTTCTGAAGGTCGCGGAGGCGTGCCTTCGCTGACTGCGTCGCCTTCTGGGTGTCGTCCTCCGCCCTGACCTTGACGGTGATCTCTTTGTCTACATCTGCCATAGTTTAGCTTGTTGGGTTGTCGGGTAGTAAGGGAATAGCAACGGTTTGGCCTTCATTCAAGTCCAGCATCGTCACAGGTGCGTAGATGCTGGCGTTGATCTCGCCATCGGTCTTGGCGGTTGGGTCATCGCTGAAGGTTGGGTCAAGCGTTGTAGGCACAAAGGCGTCTATTGGCAGCACCCGGCGCATCGTCACCCTGCACAGCGTTGACTGACCCACCGCGTAGTCCTTAATCTCCAACAGCCTCCAGTTGATGCCCTTCCAGTAGATCAACTTTCGGAAGTCGAGCGTTGCAATGTCAGTAGACGTCAGCAACATCGTGCATTCCACGGTCATCGCCTGCTGGCTCGTCAACTCAAAGATGTAGCCGTTCCAAAAGTTGTTGAACAGGTTGTTGTTGTTATAGCTCATCGGGTTGCCGCTCACGTCGTAGGTGCGGTAGAAGATACGCCTCGGAATGCCGAATGACAAGTCAAAGTTTCCGCTGGCACTGGTGTCGTATGGATTCTCCAAGTGCGTCGCCAAGCTGATGGCAGATGCAACATTGATGACAGATGATGGCACGCTGTTGTTGTAAACTTGGCCGTAGTAAAACAGAAATGTTGGATTCAGTCCTGTGTTGTTCGGCTGAACGTAGCCGCTGTGTAGCGCCAACCGATAACCCAGCTGCAAGCTGCGCGGATTGCCATTCCCATCGGTGTCGAAGCCACGCCCCGCAATTAGGTTGGTCGTGTACTGTGCAGGAATCAACGTCTTAGCCTTGAGGTCGACAACTTGATCGCCACTACGATTGTAGTTGCCACTGTCGTAGATGCGCGATCCGTACCCCTCCTTGAACTCGCTCTGGTACAGCTTGCCGAGCGCGTCGCCGCCATCGGCATACTTGAAGACATAGCGTTTCTTGCTGCTCGGATCGCCCATAAGAACGGTCATCTCCGCGTTTTCGTCAGACTTTTGCGACCAGTCCAGCCGCGTAGTGTTGTAAAAGCTTGTGAACGGCTCAATGTAGATGAGCTTGGGATCAAGTGGCGACTGATAGAAGTACAGGTTGAACATCTTTTGCAGGTCTTGCAAGAAATCAATCTGCCTCACATCCATCGGCAACCCCTTCTGCATGCTGATCGTGTTGAACCGCCCCATCGTTGTGCCTCTGATGGTCAGCCTTCGATTGGTAATGGTCGCTCCGCCTGTCATCGTTGCAAGGCGTGTGCAGACGATGTAGAAGCTCTGCTGTGGTTGCAGATAGATGGTCGTGCGCCAGTTGTGCTGCATTTGGCCAAACAACGAACGCTGCGCGGTATAAACAGGGCCAGTTGGATTTATGTATTTAATTTCATAGCGCAACACGTTTGCAACGCTCGGCGTACCTGAAGCAATCGCGTCAAAATTCAACTCAATGCCATGCGCAACCGTGTCATCATTGCGGAAGTAGGTGTCAGCACTTACAACGATTCCGCTGGACAAAGTAAAGGGCGCGGTGTTGTTAGTTGGGAAGGTGACGTTTGTGCCGCCCGTCGCAACTGTTAGCGTCGTACTCCCGCTCACGTTGCCGCTGATGTCGCTGTTTGCGGTTAGCACCCAGTCATTCGCCCAAGGCACGACCAGCTTTGAAAAGACGTTGCCGCTGGTGCTAAAGAAGTTCGATTCATACCGGTAGCCGTGCTGTGCGAAGATTTTATCGACGAGCATCTTAGCAAAGTAGCACGGCCGCCACTGATAGATCGGCACAAGGTTAGGCGCGATATAGCCGTACAGATTGAGGATAGGCGCAAGCGTGCCGGTAGGCACAGTGCCATTGACGTCGGCGTTGCCCTCCGCGTCGATATACGCGTAGCAGTAGCCACTCGTCGTGCTGTTGGCATCACCCGCGACGATCACGTCAAGGTTGTTGAACTCATGGTCGTAGGTGTCAACTCCTGCCGTTGACGCAAGCAGCGTTTCACCCATGACGCTGAACAGGCTGACGCTCTCGCCGTAGATGCTGATTTCGTAGGTTGCCACGCCCCGCGTGACCCTCATCGCCATCAGCTGCATTGATCCGCTGAAGACTTGCACGCCATCACTCCACACCGCGCAGTCGATGCGCTTGTTTGGCGTGAACCCACCGACGAAACTCTGCACGTTGTAGGCGTGTCTGAAGGCGTTGTCGTTGCGCGTTGTGCTTGGCAGCGTGATCGTCTTGGAGTACGTTCCGCTGCGTCGCGTGATGTCCTGCGCATCCTGTATCGTGTACGTCAACTCGATGTCGAAGTCCTCCATTAGATCGAGGTCGACACCTGATGCCAGCTTGTTATCGGCGTCCGGGTAGCATACAAACTTTATGTTCATAGCGCGGTGTTTTCGTAGCCAACTTGAACGTCAACGCTGATCTGCTGCAACTTGTCGACCACGCGCTTGCGGACGTTGTAGGTGTTGGTCTGCACCACGACCGGCACTAGCTGCGTGCCAAGTTGAATCCAGCACTCCGAAGCGTAGATCATCTCTTGCATCCATGTAAACTCCGCATCGGTGAGCCAATCGCTGTTTAGCGTATAGGTGTCGCGGTAGGTTACCGACCACTGTTTGTCGTAGACGTCATCGCCGTAGACGCTGGCGTTGTAACCGTAGGTCTTGCGGTCAACATCAACGCGCTGCCTGTTCATCCGTGTAAACGTGTAGCCGTCAACACCGCCGTACATGTTGCGGAAGAAAACACGCAGGTCGTTGTATCGCTGGCAGTTGTCAATCGTGATCGTGTAGGTGGTGGTGTAGCTGTTTTCGGGTAACACGTTATCAAACCAAAGGTCAACTGTGTAGTAGTCGCCAGCGATTGGGAAGTCCTCACTCCCCACCTTTGAATCGCTGCAAGCAGTGTCAGGCAAGTTGTATAGGCCAATCGGCCCCATGTTGAAGTAGTTACTGATATTCGATGTTCCCGAAACGGTAAACGCCCGCTTCTCTCCGTCTTTGTCGAAGTACTTAATCCGAGCCACTGGCACGCCTCCCGACTTAATGAGCCACCCTATGAAATCATGCTGCCCGCTTGCCATCGTGTACGATGTCGGCCTGTTGGTCACCGTTATCTGCGAACTTGGCTGCAACCCCGCTTGATACCCACTCGGCGAATAGGCCGCGTAGTCCTGCTGACGAAACGCCGCCTGCCACGCAATCAGCGACGCTGATGCTGTGCCGCCTGTCGCCACCGTCGGAGGTGAGCCAAACTCCTCGCGGAAGGTCAGGTTCGTGTTGACAGCGTAGCCGCCATCCTGCCAGCCGCTCGTCAGCTGTGGTATCTTCGGCGCAATCAGCGTCTCAACGACCTTGCTAACACCGAAGAAGCCGTTGTTCGTCGTTGGCAGCTTGTCGCACTTCAATCGCGCGGAGGAAAGCGATCCCGACACGTCGCAGACGTAGCGGAAGTTGGCAGAAGCGGTGTTGTTGCTCGACACGACAACGACGTCGCTGTTGCCGACAGGAAGCAGCGAAGGGAGCGCGGATATAACTGTTATGCTCATACGTTCATTGATATTGATATTTCCTTGCCGACGACCTTGGCGATGCTGCTTACCAGCTCATCCAACTTAGCGTCGCTTAGCACTGGGTTGAGGAATGGCCGCCCCTTGATGCCGTCACGTTTTATTTTTGAGGCAATAGAATATGCGGCTTGTTCCATTGATGTTTCCGGATCGGTGTCGTCAAATTCTATCGTAACCGCCCGGTCAACAATCCATTTTTCTATTGCTTCAACGTGTTTTTTCGACGGACGAATTCGCCGGAAGGTGAAAGGCGCACCCCTGTCTACGCTCACGCCATTGACACCGTACTCGACGAACTTCCAGTAGCTGGCCATCTCCATCGCTACCTGCGCGACCTTCTGCTCGATAGGCAACTCTGCGAAGCCTACCGATTGACGCAGGTTGAGCGTAGCCTTGGCGTCAACGCCATCGATACCCTCAACAGTCAACTTGATGACATCCTGCATCCACCTGATCAACGCGGCGTTCACGTCAGGAGACCGAGACAGGCTGAACTCCTTAGTCACGTCAGCACCAACGCCCAGTACGTCGCCTTCTATCTCTGTGGTAAATTTCATGCAGGTAAATATCGCAACGCCGAAATCTATGCACTACGGCATCGCCTTCATCAGCAACAGTGCGTTCATGAACTCCCTTGCCGGCATGTTGAACACCTGATCCATGCGCAGCGGATCTTTGCCGGCCATCCGGTAGACCACACCGACCCAGCCGTAGTTCGGCTTTTTTACGCCTTGGCCGTTGTCGTCGTCATCTCCTGATCCGTCAAAGACCTCCGCATAATCGTCAACAAAGGCTCGGAAAGCTGCAAAAAAAAAGCGGCATATCCCCAAACGTCACCCATCTTCATCTGCATCATCGCCTCCGCCCGCTGCTTGTGCCCCTTGCCGTCATACGCCTTCGGCCACCACTTCCACACCTTGCACTCGCGTGAAAGCGTAGCCAATATCAGGTGCAAATTGTCAATAACACCCTGCTCGCTCGTCATGTCGTAGGAATACAACTCCACCAACTGCCCTGCGCTGATTTCGTCGATGAACCACTCAAAGCGATACCACTTGCGACCGATCCGTGCGAATCGCTTAGCTGCCAGCGTTGGCAGTGCCTTGCTCGCCGCGTTGATCTCACCATAACGCTTGTTGACCTCCGCAATCGTCATCTTCTTGACCTGCTCGATCGGGATGCCGTCAAGAACGGCGATGACACCG